AGATCATCAGTGTCTAAAATAGTAAAACCTTTTGTTTGCTCTCTATCACCAAAATCTAACTCATAAGGTGAACCAAGATAGATAATTGATTTACCATTTGAATACTTTCTATGATCTCGGCAATGAAAGTGCCCAGTAATGACAAGCTTAGATTTTTCTAGTAATGAGTCACTCTCAAACCCGTGATCACATATTTTATGAGAACCCATTTTAAAATTAAGAATCTCAAAATGTCCTACAATAACATCACATAAAGGAATCTCCTGTAAATTAATTCCCCAAGGGCAGAATACAAACTTTTTGTTATTTATTGTCTGAGTAGCTAGCTCTTGATATACAGTAACATTTTTATACCCATTAAGAATAGATATTGAGTTAATATCTGACTTATCTTTGTAATAACAGTCATGATTACCAGTTATAGTTACAATGTTGTAGTTAGAGAGTATATCAAAGAATTTACGAGCACAATGAATAGTATTAACTCCAATCTCATGACGATTGTGAAAGATATCTCCTGCTATAATAATATCCTTAATATCTCTAAGCTTTAGTTCTTGATCAAGCCATCGAGCAAAATCTAAAGCTATTTCATGCCAAGTATGAGCATTCTGATGCACCCCTAAGTGTATATCAGAAATACAAGCTACTTTGTTCGAACTAAAATGCATCAGGCGTTCTCTTGACGATACGAATCATCATAATCACTATCAAACTTAGTATTTTTCTGAGATGGAATTTGACCTGACTCAGTCAAAAGCGTATATACTTCAGTCTGATATCGATGAATAGTATCATGCTCCTTCTTTTCTTTTTTAATACGATTCTGAAAAGCTCTATAAGCTACCTTTGTAAAATAAGAGAAAGGGTTATAACCAGACTTACATTTAAAGCGCTGACGGGTTACAGCAGTTATCATTTTTATAATTGCATCCCCGATCATTTCTTCTTTATAAGAATAGTTAATAAAGTTCTGGGCATATCCAAGACGGGTAGCAATCTTTTGAATCATATCAGCTAGTTCAGAAGGTATATCTTTACCTCCCTGTTCATAGTACAGGATAATAAAATTTTCCATCTCAATAGGGTCAACGTAATTAGGTTTTAGTTCCTCCTTAGTTCTCCTTACACGTTTCTTTTTTTTCTTTGGTTCAGAATCCCATAAAGAGGTAAAATCTTCCTCATTTGGATCATTAACAAATTCTTCATCTTTTATTTTTCTTTTACGAGGAAACGGCATAATAAATAAGTCTATTATAAATTAACAATAAATCAACTCTCTGTTAATTCAGTGACAGAATAAGGTATTTGTTCTCTATCGTATAGAGCTAATCTTTCTACCATATGTTTGTTGCCGTAACGAAGGTTGTCCCAAATATCAAAAATTGTAGCAAATTTCTTACTGGTATGTTTTCTCAAACTTCTGCCAATAGACTGAATAATTTTAATACGTGCTTTGCCAATAGCAGCAAAAATAATATTATGAAGGTTCTTAATATTAATACCGGTAGAGAATATCTTAGAGATAGCAATACAAGCTACATTATCGTGTTCTTCCATAAGCTTACGAATCATTTCTCGTTCTTCAATTTCAATAGCACCATGTACAAAGTGTACTTGCTTATTAGTACTTTCCTGTAATATCCTTAATAACTCTTCCCCATGAGCAATTCTATCTACCATAATAAGTGTGTTCTTATCTGACTTATTAACTAATTTTATAATAATTGCGTTTCTATACGGGTTAGTTTGTAGCCAAGTTATCTCTTCTTCATAACCAGCAGTTGGATTATGCATAGAGGGAGTAGTAAATTGAGGGGTGTTTTTATAGGTTAATTTTAGAGCAGCTACATGGACTTGAGAGATATAATTTTGATCTCTCAAGTCTATCGATTCTTTAAAATAGATAACTCTACCTATTTTTCCGAAAATGTTCCATTGGTCGATTTTATAGTCTGGCAGAGTTCCTGTAAATCCGTAGCGAAAAAGTGCAGGAATTTGCTCAACAACTTTGTTAATTTTGTTTCCATATTTTAGTTTATGTACCTCATCAATAACAAGCAATTTAATATCTTTTAGTAAAGATAGGTCTTGTTTTTCAGAGAGTAAAATTTGTGCATTAGAAATTACTATCTTAGCATTCTTATCTGGTTCTGTAGAGCCAGTCCACTTAGTAATTTCAGATTCTGGTATTCCGTAATCGATAAAGTCAGAGTATGTTTGTGCAACGAGCTGTATGTCAGGAACAAGTATTAGAGCTTTAAAGTCATGTTGATCCTGAATAGATTTAACTAGAGTAGCAATAACGAGAGTTTTACCCGCTGAGGTTGGTAGAATGATAACACCCGATTTATTCTTTAAAGCTAGCCTGACCGATTCTTCTTGATAATCTCTAAGGTCGAGATTTAGTTTTGTTAAATTCTCTTTTAATTCCGGAATAAAAATTATTTCTTTAAACTTATCCGTTAATTCAATATTAAATTTAATATCCTGATTTTGTAAAAATTCTAGAATAGAAAAAATTAAACGAGTCTCAAACCTACCCTGAGGGGTTATTGCATAAAGTCTGGTCTGAGGTCTATAACCTATAGCGTAACGGCGCTTAAAGACTTGTTGTTTGTCTTCAACTGAAAAATGCTCTCTAATATTCGGTAAGTAATCTGAGACTATTATACCTTTCTTTCGAGTAGAGTCGTAATCAAGAGTTATTTGTACCATTATGTTGTCTCGAGCTTAACTATCTCAATAAGATTCTTAATATCAAACGAGATAGATCTAAAGTTAGCTTCAATCTTTCCTAGATACTCAACAACAAGTTCATGTTCAGCAATTTGACCGTCAATCTTACCTACAAGAGGGTGATGCTGTTGAGCTTGTTCCAAGGTCTTAGGGTTAAGGCCAACAGGGGATTCATGCTCAAGCCTATCAGCAATTTTTTTCTGAGCCTCTTTTCGAAGTCTCTTTAATTTTAAAATTTCTTGTTTATGAAACATTAGACGACCAACCCAGTAGTGACGAGTAGCTGGTAGATCCATTTGTATCTGTTTCATGTTAAATTCATCAACAGATACATATTTTTTGATCTCATCGTTATATTTTGCAATTAACGAAATTGGTGTTTGTTCCTGTTCTTCCATAGTTATTACCTAATATAATAGAGTCTTTTAAAGAGGAAACAACTTAAATAATAGTATGTTAGACTTTATTAATACAGTAACAGAGCTGTTAAACGAAGAGTCTCTTCATAAATGGTTCAAAAGAAATAAGGGCAAAGGCTGGATAAACTGCAAAAAATCAAAGCCGGGTAAACTTGTTCCTTGTGGTAGAGAAAAAGGTACTAAGGGTCCCTCTAAGAGCTACCCAGCTTGTCGACCAACTTTATCTCAATGTACTGGATCAAAAGTAAAGAAAAAAGGACCAAAAAGAATTAAATGGTCTAAAAAGAAATAAATACTCCAAATGCAAACATTTAAAGAATTTTTTAAACAACAAATCTTAGAAAAAAAAGATAGGTGTTATTACAAAGCTAAAAGAAAATATAAAGTATTTCCATCTGCATATGCATCTGGTTATATGGTGAGATGTAGAAGGGGGCAGGTAAAATGATAAATTTAAAAAATATAATCCTAAATATATTAAAAGAAGAGAATATGGCTGGTGGTGCAGGTTCAGCTTTCGGTCCTGGTGTGCAGGCGACAGCTACTCAGTTCTCCGGGGACAATTACGCACCTGGGGATGCCCGGGTACCTAAGAGCTTATACGGTGGTATTGTTACTCGTGGGGGCTTAATTAAGCGCAGAAAGAAGCGTAGAAAGAAACGTAGAAAGAAACGTAAAAGTTAATAATGGATACCGGACATTGGCTACTAAATGAAGATGTTTATATTTTTGAAAACATGTTTGGCTTCATTTATGAGATAACCAATAAGGTTAACGGCAAAAAATATATTGGTAAAAAGCAGTGTGTACGCAAGATTAAACGCAAGCCTCTTAAAGGCAAGACTCGTAATAGAATTGATCATAAAGAATCAGATTGGAAGACTTATACTTCATCTTCTAACGATTTGAATGAAGATATTCAAAAACACGGTAAAGATAGTTTTGAATTTCGTATTCTTAAAATATGCGGATCAAAATGGGAGCTCGGATATGAAGAAATTAAAGAACAAATAGCGCGAGACGTTCTCCGAAGAGATGACTATTACAACGGAATAATCAACGTACGCATAGGGACTCCTCCTAAGAGCCTCCTTAAATAATACACAATGACTCCAGTTAGTGAAAAAGTATCTGTGTTCAAACCTGTTTCGAGGTGTCTGTACTGCAATTCAACTTCATATGGCAAGGGATGTAGATTTGCGCCTAAAGGGGTACACTTTCATCCTCAAGACCCCAAAAAGTGTTCTTATTGCGGTTCTACCTCTTATGGCAAGGGTTGTAAGTTAAACCCATTTTCAGATATCCATCTTCATGGTATTGATTATAATAAAATGTTTAATGAATCTATGAAAAACAAATTTCTTCTCTCTTCCCTTAACAAAAACTTTAAAGATTTTGAAGCTTACAAACTAGGCATAATAAACAGTAATGGTGATAAGATTAAAGAGCCGGTAACTGAACAAGAACAAGCTGCTTATTCACCAGAAACAAAAACTATTCTCAAAGTTAAAAAGTATTTAGGTTCTAAACTAGAACTCATAAATCAAACTGCTATTCTTGAATCTGCCTCCAAACTGAACTACAATAAAGAAAATCATAAAACAGTCTTACGTTACGAAGAAAAATTTAATAATATTATCGCCGAACTTTATGAAACAACAGAAGAAGCTCTGAAAGAAGGCTTGAGTATTGAGCAGGTTCAAGCATTATTATAATAATGCATTTTAAAGAATATCCTAAATCAAGAGTATGCGGGATTGATTATTATCCTTATTTTATAGAAGCTCTTAAAGAGTCTTATGGATTTTGTAAGAAGTATAAAATACCTTATAGTTTTAAAAACAAAGATATACAAAAATTCTTTTATCATTATTGCTTAGAAAAGTTTTGTTACGGTTATCAAAAATGCAGCTCAAAATACCCAAAGGCTTTTGTCATACATCCTTTGCCTAAAGGTCTAGGTTTTACGGACAAGCATTTTGAAACTATCTTGAAGGTATTACCTGTGCCCTGGGTTAAAGTTAGTTCCTTTGACTCCCCTGACACTGAAATGGCATTAACCCGAACTCTCAATGTAAATCGTCTAGTGAGCTCTAAGTTACAAAAGTTTCTGAATAAGAATGCCCTTTACAGCTTTCAAAAGAAGAATAAAAAATCTAAAACTTTTTCTTTAGGAACAGTGGATTTAACTGAAAATAATGTTTAAGTGCATGTATGGAAGATTGGGACTTCGCCAAATAGTTTCTATAAATATATTGCTCTCGATTAAATAATACATATGAGTAAATTTGATGTCGTTTATAAAAGAATAGAAGAAATGCTACCCGTTACACCCCCTGTAGCTGGTACTCAGCCAAAGCCTGCACCCAGTGCAGCTGCAGCTCAACAACCCCCATTAGATCCAAAAGTTTTAAAACAGCTACAAGATGCTATAGCGGCGGCAACACCGACCTCTGCACCTAAGACATTAGAAACAATAATACAAGCTTTAAATCTTAAACCCGGTCAACAACCTGCTACAAATCAACAACCTGCAGTGTAATGGACAAGGTAATTGTCAATTTAATTAAAATACAGAATCAGTTGAGAATACTGCATTGGCAGACTCTTTCTTATGCTGCTCATAAAGCTTTAGGTAAAGCATATGAAGGCCTTGACGGATTAATTGATAGTTTAGTTGAAGTTCATCAAGGTAAATACGGAAGATTAACCTTTGAAACCCCTATTGATTTAGGTTTAGTCAATCAAGATGAAATAGATCTTGAAGATATTTTAATTCAGTTAAACGATTACCTATCTGGTCCATTCAATGAAATGCACGACCCTGTAAAAGATACGGATTGTCTCAATATTAGAGACGAAATTCTAGCTGTTATTAATAGACTACGCTATCT